CTATTTGATCATAGGGTTGCTTTTATTAATTATGACCTTAGTATGAACACACCTAATCGCACGTGGGGGCAGGCGGTTGAAAAAATACCCATGCCATTGGTGTGGCGAAGAAAAACTATATAGAGACTTTGCGGCCCGCTTCAAAAAGAACGGCAAGCTTATTCGCTATCGAAGTCAAGCGCCAAGCTGCTCTGCTTGCGACAGTAAGCGCCAAACCGAAAGCATCCACAAAAACCGTATCAACTTCCTCAACACGAAGTTGCGGGACATCGAACGTCGCGCAAAAAAAGACGGCCACAAGATCTCAGTCAAATGCACCGTCGATTTTTTCTTGGAGTTGTTTGACGCGCAACAGGGGCTATGCGCCATCACCGGACTGCCCATGACATGGGGCCACGAAAACCAACACGGCAACAGCGGCAACCGGCGCGGCACCAACATATCAATAGACCGGATAAACTCAGATCAAATGTATAGCCCGGACAACGTTCGTTTAGTCTGTGACCGCGTCAACAAAATACGATCCAACATGGACGACACCGACCTCTATTTCTGGTGCGCCCAAATCGCCTCAAGTATTAGGAAGCTCTAACGCCTACGAAGCTTGTTGGCCGCGTCTTCAATTAGCTTGAGCCGCTTCTCGTAAAACGATAACGACTCATCACCGACCTCGGACATCAGATCTTCATCAACGTAGTTCTCCGCCTCTTCCAGCGCCTCTTCCAGCGCGTCTTCCCACTCGTCCCCCGGATCACGGCTCACGGGTCTAGCTCCGTAATGCTCATGACCCAGCCCATGGGGATGGCAATCTCTGCGTCACCCTCGACTACGTTTCCGTCTGCATCTGGAATGATGTGCGGGCAGACAATCAAGCGCTCTTCATCCATGTGAATCACTGCGCCAACAGACAGGATCGTCGCTTCACGGATCTGCTTTAGATCTTCAAGCGGCCTCCAGCCCTCTTTCGTTCCCCCACATGCATCACGCCACTCAACTAAATAAAGTTTGGTGTTCATCTTGTATACGACTCGTGTATGCGATAAAGTATTGTTCTGTCTTTAAGACTACTACATAACAGAGGAAAAAGAATGAAATTCAACCCCATGTTGCGCATTACCCGTAAAGCTGACCGCGTCGAGGCCGCTAAGTCCTTTGAAGACAATGAAGGGTTTCGGGACTATGTGATGGACATGTTGGAACAGCGGGCTAACGAGTCCCCTGCATCCGAGGAGTTCAAGATCATGGAGGCACTTACCTACGCAAGCACGGACGAGGATTTCATTTTTAAGCTGTGCCAGATGGGCTACATCGTCTACACCGACTTCCTCATGGATGCTTACGCGGGGTTTGAAAAGAAGCATCTGCACTAATGCGTCACTGCTACGTTTGTAACAAACCCGGCGTTCCCATCAAAAACGCTTTATGCGAGAGGTGTTTTAATGACCGTTATAGATTGGGCCCTGACCATGTCCCTATGTTTCAACGTGATCCTGTTCGCCGCGCTTCAGCAGCACAAACATCGATTGACCGTCTTGAAAGACAACGCCAAGAGGTTCGCAAAATACTGATGTCTAAGTGGGGAGACAGCTAATGGCTTTTTTAAAACGAAAGCCGGTTCGTGTGACCGCCTATACAACCCACGCTTCGGTTGCGGAGTTTTATCCCGTTGCCTCTGCCAAGAAATTTCTGCCCAACTGGTGGAAAAAGCTAGAGACCTACGCGGTTAGTTGGAAAGACTGTTTGCGAATGAAACAGTTCAACGGCATCGAAGCTTTTTCACAAGGGACAATGAAAGGCTGTTACGGTCTGCGCGAGCTTTACAACAGTGGCATCATTGTTCCCAGCCCCGCTGACATCGGTATGGCCGTAGATCAAGGTGTTGTAACCACCACAATGCCAAGCATGGCCGCCAGATCCCCACAATTTATGCGCGTTGAAGAACATAATCCCGTGCAGTGGGACGGTTGGCTGGGAGAAAGCTGGCAACACCTGAAGTTTGTATTCCCGTGGCGGGTGCGCTGTGAGGAAAATTTAAATTGGTTGGGGATGCAACCTTCCTTTGCGGACAACACCTATGCCGAAACTTTTTTTGTTCCTTCGGGGATGGTGCCCCTGCGGTATTCGCCGCAAGTAAACATCAACATGATGGTTAACAAGCACGTCCCAACAAAAGAATTTTTAATCCCCGCGGGGGAGCCATTCTGGCAGTTGATTCCTTTGACCGAAAGAAAAATTGAACTTGTTGTCGAGTGCGTAACGCCAGAGAATTATGACCGGCTTGCTCCCCTTTACCTTTCTTTTGGTAAATTTGCTTGCGGTGCTTTAACACACACCAAAAAAGGATCTAAAAAAGATGGACCCTAACTTTGCTATTCCCCCGGAGCTTAATATTGAAACCATGGAAATCTCTGATTTTATTGGCGTTTTCGACACGGACTTTGATACTGGCCCGCTGATGGAGTATTACAATCATTCGTTACAAGCCGGGGTCACGGTCACCCGGCGGGGCGTACCTCAAGCAACGTTGGACGGGCAGATTCAGCACACCGCTCCAGCGATCATGAACACCAGAACCGACAACGGCACCAGCACAGACTTTTTTGACCAGATGCAATTAGCCATGGACCCCGAGTCGGGCTTTCAGTTGCCCTACAATCAGTACAATAAGTATGTGTCGGGCTACAACCAAGCGTTCAACCGCTGCTTTGAGCATTACGCACAAGAGTATGAAGCTTTAGTGGAAATGCCGTTGGCGCACACGTTCTTCAACATACAGAGGACGTTGCCGAAGCAGGGCTACCACATTTGGCACTGCGAAAATGCGGGGCCAACCTGTACTCGCAGGGTTCTCGCCACAATGATGTACCTGAACGACGATTTTGAGGGCGGCGAAACAGAGTTTTTGTACCAATCAAGAAGAGTAGAGCCAAAAACAGGCCGTCTAGTTATTTGGCCCGCACACTTTACCCACCTGCACAGAGGAAACCCGCCCCTCTCCGGAGAAAAGTATATCGCTACCGGATGGATCGAGTTTATGTACTCATGAGTCAGCCTTCACACTTTATTTTAGATGTGCCTAAAGACGGGCTGTGGTTGGAGCTAAAAGAACGCGCACCCGGCGAAGTCTACAAAATGCACGATCCTAATCATATAGAACATACTGTTCCTCCGAACATGACCGACCCCGATTGGAGGTACGTGCTAACTGCACCACAACAACATAGACGCTTAGAGGGTATTAAAGAGGGCGGTGACATACGGTTTAAGGCCTATGAAGGAACTCCACCGGAAGACGCTAAATTAACGGGCTTGGTTTATATGGCGTTTAACGAGATTTTGCAGCAAAACGGCATGGCGATAGACACTATCTACCGGTCCGCCATCAATTTTACGCCGCAAAAGCACGGCAAGCCTGCGGCACTTCCCCATATAGATTTACCGGTCCCTCATCTTGTCATGATTCTTTATCTCAACACTACCAGCGGAGCAACGCACATCTGTGAGGACTTGACTGACGACAACAACGGCACGTGGCAGTGGCCGACTGACCAACTTCCTCCCGAAAGAATGACACTGGAAGAAGCCACCATTGAAGATTCCATTACCCCGGAAGAAGGCAAAGCCATCCTTTTTGATGGCCGACGGTTCCACTTCAATGACAGCCCCGAGGCGGGCGACCCTAACCGGCTGGTTGTCATAGCTAACCTGACGCTTAGATCTCCCGCTTGATTTAAATCCCAGGGTATGCGATACTATGGGGTGTTCCACGTGGAACACTCTTTTAACTACTTTGGGAATTAATCATGAAACCAGAAACAACTAACGACGTTCCATTTATGGCGTCGGACTATCAGTACGGCAAGCCCCAAGACCGCATCGTTAAGCTGCTCCAGCTAGGATTCAGCCGGGATGAAGTCTTTCACGATATCTGCGAAAAATGTTCCCTGTCTATCCGCACCAAAAAACATAAGAAGGAACTCGCTAACCTCATCGCTCAGATCGACGACATGAACGTCTTCTCCACCGGAACCATCCCGGAGGGTGCATGAAGGACAAAGAGGATGGCTCGGTGGAAGTCATGAACAGCACCTTGGTTCTCAGGGACGATGGCCGCGTGGACTGCTATAGCTCCGCTGGCTACCGTATCCTCGACCTCGACAGCCTTCCCGAGGACATACAAGCCCTCGTGAAACAACAAAAGACCAAGGACGCGGCAGGTGAGTAACCGAATAGGTGAACTGCTTCTCGCTGCGGCTATCGCCGTAGCCGGGATAAGCGTCATCCTCGGCGTACTGTTCCTCTTGATCCTTTGACCCTGATCCGCGGTCCGTGGTCCACGAGCCCCATGTCGCGAGACAGCAGGCACGGACCACGGGCCACGGTCTTAATTTCGCTATCTATATAGTGTTTTCCCAGAGAAATAAAAAATAAAAAAATAAATTAAAAATAGGCGTAACTGGCGTAACCGCGTAACCATGGCCTGAAAGCCGCATAAACACTGGGTTTTGTTGGTTACAGTTGGTTACACGGGTATACACCACTATGTGCAGAGTTTGTTAATCAAGCTATTGCTATTGAGGTTTTTCAGTTTTGAAAAAAATTATTTTTATTTTTCTGGAAAATATATATAGGGAGGGCAAAATTAAGGTATGGTTATGCTGACTTACCCACATACAGAGGCCCTCTATGCCTAAGCCGAAAAGCCGTTATGCCAAGGTGCTAGACACCAAGGCGGCGTCCCTTCCTGAAGCCAAGCGCCAGAAGCGCAACCGACCCCCGCTGGCTGAAAAGCGCTTGACCCGAAAGCAGGAGCTTTTTGTCCGAGAACTCGTGTCAAAAGATGGACAGATCCCCATGCGGGAAGCGGCAATCAACGCAGGCTATCCCGAGCGGTCTGCCCATGTCCGAGCCTCTGAATTAACCAACCCCAAGATTAGCCCGCACGTTTGCCGTGCGATCCGAGAATATCGACAGGAGCTTGATCAAAAGTACGGCGTGGAATACCAACGGCACTTGCGAGATCTTCAAGTCATCCGGGATGCAGCGCTAGAGAACGGTGCGTTCTCTGCCGCCGTGCAGGCGGAGTATCGCCGGGGTCAGGCGCAAGGAGACATCTACGTCAATAAGACCGAGATCCGTCACGGCACGATTGAGCAAATGAGCAAGGAAGAAGTCTTGAAAGCTCTGGAAGAACTCAAGCAGGTCTACGCTCCGATTACCCATGATGCCGACCCCTCAGATGCGGGCAATCGCCAAAAAGCAAAAGAACGTTTGGCAGACATAGATGGCTGACATTCTGGACACGCCGGTTAAGGCGAAACGCCCACGCGAAGCCAGCTTTTGGCAGGCCATGAAACAGGCCATGAAAACACATCACCCCGATTGGAGTGCCACGCGATTGGAGTCTCGTGCTACGCAGGGTGTGCCGGACGTTCTGATTTTAGACGGGGACGGAAACTGGCATCTGGTGGAGTTGAAGACCACTCAAAACAATTCTGTCCGCATCTCGCCTCATCAGGTGGCGTTTGCTACTAAACACGCCCACGGCAGTTGCTGGATAGCAGTCAAGCACCCCGCTGGTGTGTCCCTGTACCGTGGGGATTGCGTGATTGATCTGCGCCTAGATGGATTGGATTCTGAACCTACGGCCTTCTTCCCCACGCCTGTGGATTGGGCCGCCTTCTTTAAAACACTTGCCGCTTAAGCGATGCATCGCATATACTGTGGGTGGGCAATGGTGCCCGCACAGATTGGGAGATGTGTATGAGTATGTTGTGTGAGTTGTGGACCGTGGAGTCTGGTGAAAAGGTCCGGTGGTTTGAGACGGAGAAAAGCGCCCGAGACTTTGCGCGAAATATGTTCAATGTCCACGAGGATGGAGTGCCTTTCGTCAACTGGATTACGTTAGTAGATAAAGCGGATTTGTGTTGGCAGTTAAACCATCTGGAAAAGTTTACGCCGGACCACTGGGGAGAAGCATGAGTGTTTTTTATTCTGGGGTGGCTGGAAAAACGGTTGAAGGTGCCGGACTACGAAGAAAAACAAAAAGCGTACTTCCGGTATCCGCAGAACGATCCGTTTCACGGGTTTTTCGACAAATCGAGGAGAGTAAAAATGACTAGAGGTGAAGCAGCGGAACAGCGGTATTCTGGATTGAACTATGACCACGCCTTGCCGCAGGGCTGGGTAGACGCCTGCTGTGAGAAGGGCATGGACCCGAGGGGTCATTTCGTTTGGCTGTTTGATGATTATGTTGGAAGGCCCGCTCCGATTACGGAAGAGGGCGACAGGATCGTTAGCCTGTTGGCGCGTAGCCCATGATTACTCATGCGTTTGATCTGGGCTTTGATATTGAGTGCGGCCTGTCTGATCCCGAAGACATCCCTGCCGAGGTTTTGAGGGCCGCCATTCAGCAGTTGGTAGACAGCCTGTCCGACGAAGAATTATTGAACGCCTGTGCCATTGTAGACAGCGTTGCACACTGACCCCGCTCCGGCGGGGTTTTTCTTGTCAAGCTTTTTTTTTCGCGTCCCACAAACCCGCACCGTTATTGACCCCGCCTTTTCAAATCGCCCCGATTTGGCCTGTTTTTGAAATTTTAAAAAATACCGAATGTTATAATATGCGCATCAAGTCCAAGCGACTTCGATGTTCTTTAACAGCGCTGGCCTAGCACCGAGACGCGAGTCCGCTATCGGATGGCAACTTCTCAAAAACATCATTTTCACTTTGGGAGAAAAGCAATGAAAACTTTTACTGCACCGTTTTTACTTAACACTGAGCGGGATGGCCAAGAAGCAGTGACTGCTGCTTTGGGTCAACTGATAGGTCAAACCGTATGTGTTTCCTACACCACAGTAAAAAGCGAAGATGGTAGGTTTGGGGTTCGCGAACATTTTGAGCCTCAAGTTTCGGTGGAAGCCGAACTGGAGGGATCTGCTGAATCAGGCCGATTCCGAGTGCTACTAAACGACAGCACGTACAGCTACTTCTACGACGATTCTGTCTGGTCCATGGGGCAAGATTGCGGTAAAACAGCTAAGATTTTCATCAGCTAAACATGACCCCGCTTCGGCGGGGTTTTTTTTGGCCCGCGTATGCGATACTCTCCCCCTGCGGAATCCACCGCATCACTTTGGGAGAGTGAACATGACAACACTAGAACACGGGCAGGACCCTGCCACCGTCACCAATCCTGATTACTGGGATTGCGAATGCGAAGATAATTACATTCGCCCCAAACAAAAAACGGGTGCAGACCAATCAAAGTTTGAGTGCCCTGATTGCGGGGCGAGGGAAGACGAACAGCCGGACAGCCGCGCCGACGAAGTGGCGGCGGCACTGGCGGACGTTGAGATGTGGCCTGCGATTGAAACGCGAGACCATTACCAGATCCACGGCTGGGTTTCGATGGACACCAAAATAGACATTTTGGCGTCATCGGAAGAAGAAGCGATAAAGATTGCCGAGCGTGTTTTTAATCAGCGCGTGATGGATATGTACAACGCCAGAATCGGTGCTGACGAACGGGTCGAGGATGATTGGTATTACCCGAACTGTGATCAAATGGAAATTGTGGACGTTCGCGAGTATGACGGGGATAGCTGTTGGACGCTGGAATCCAGCGAAGGGATGGGGGAATAGATTATGTGGGTTCGCGATTTCCTTGTTATCTGGCAGATTATGATCGACGGCAGGCCGACGGTGGGGGACAAGTTCTGGACACATAAAGCTCGCACTTCGCATGACGCAATACGGGCGTATTGTCGAGAACACCCAGACGTTGATCCGGCGCGAGTCGGCGCTCGTTACTGGCGTAGTGACTACGCCGAGCGCCCCTTATTCCGATTGGAGACCTTATTCCGATTGGAGAAAGTTTAAAAAGAGGACTTGCCGCCCTACCGCAGGTATGCGATAGTTCGGGTGCGGCAATCCGCCGCCTACTTTGGGAGATGTATCATGCAACACACAATTGAAAATTCAGATAACACCCTGACCCGCTTGCTTCAACAGGTGCAGGATCAAGCCGCCAGATCGCAGGATTTTCTGGCACCGACTAACCAGCTTCAACTGATGACCGGTGATCGGGGTGACGGTAGCAAGGTCAGCCAAATCATCATGGAGCAGTCTGGCGGGGCACCGACTCAGATCCTTGCCGCCAATGATGTGGCGTTTGATCAGATCAGCCAGCGGGCCGGTATCGACGTTCGGACTGCCCGCCGCCTTCAGCAGGATTACTCTGCTGAATTCGATGGCCTGATCAACGCTATCTGGCAGAAAGAACCGGCGGTGCGGATGATCCGTTCGTTTCAGCATTCTGACCGAGCAGGCACTGCCCGCGCATTTGTTAGCGACAAATTCAAAACGTTCGATAACGTTCACCTGTTGCAGTCCGCACTGCCTGAACTGCTGGAAAGCGATGCCCAGTGGAAAGTGGTTAACGGTCAGGTGACTGACAAGCGCTTGTACCTCCGACTCAAGTCAGAAGTGATCACGGGCGAGGGCGCGGCGGTTGGCGACATCATGGCGCTGGGGATTGGCATGAGTAACAGCGAAGGCGGGTGCGGTAGCGTTAACGTGTTTCAAATGTTCTGGACGCTGGCCTGCCTTAACGGAATGCAGACCGAGAAGCGGACCCGCAAATCCCATATCACTGGGGCGCGTGGGGGGGCGGGTACTTGGG